GGCAGAGTTGCTATAGCAGTATTTACAGTTCCGGTATAGACATACATCGGCTTACAGTAGTCTGATACTCTTGTATTATTGAAGTATGGATATACTGTGGCGCCGGGCTTAAGACCACGAGCAGAGAAGAATACTTCTCGCGCCTGGACGTATGGCTTGATGCTGATGTCAGTGACGAACGTGCCAAGGTTAAGTGCATTGTTTGATGTAGTCAGACCCAGCTGAGATCCCGTACGTACCTGCTGCGTGGTAGTAGTGGTATTGATATTGGTGTAGTACGCGGTATTGATAGAGCCGTCTGCGTTATACGTAGAGCTCGCTGCTCCATTCTGATACGCAGCGCCATATGAAGTGCTCGAACTTGTAGTAACCCAGTTACCCCACGTAGTTCCCCACGCCCGCTGAGCATTCAGGTTAATCCAGTTCGAAGCCAAGTCGAGGTTATTCACTACGTCGGGTGAAGTAGTTCTGTCTGGCTGAAGATCGCCAGACGGCGACATGATGATAGAGCCTACCCAGTTATAGATATTACTGTCGATGGCGTTTCTATACTTAGAGGCGTATGGCTGCTGCTGCAGCAGAGTCTGAGTGAACTCGGGAACGATCTTATGACCAGTCTGACGAACATTGGTGCTAAGCGTGGTATCTACCACCAGTTCTTCGCTCCATGTCCTGAAGAACGGTCGCGCTTCCTGACGTGATGCGTCTACTGCGATCGAGTACTGTGGGTGCAGAGTATTGCCGATGTCGTGACCCTTGAACGGATCTACCAGGATACCGTTCTTGAATCGATTCTGACCAGTGGTACCAGAACGAACCAGGAGGCTAGCAGCTGACTGCTCAAGAAGAGACAGCGAAGTGTAGTACTCTAGGTTGGTGATACGATTAGCCAGCGTACCGATGTCGGACATCGTGTAGCGCTTGATCTGTGACAGCGTAATGACAGGAGCGTAGTCATAGCGATCGTAGGTCTTGGCGTCGATAGCTGACAGAGTAGGATACGGCGGGACGTCGATGACGCCCAGCGACATGGTGCCTGGCTGCTCGATCGGCGCTCTCGGATTTGTCTCCGAGATGCCTTCCGTGACCAGTAGCTGGCCGCCGGTAGTAACAGATACACGATCTCTACGAGGTAGATAATGAGCCAGATTTGCTGTATACAGCTGGTTCGGAGAGATGATATAGGCACCCAGAGTTCCAGAGATGCTCGAGTCGGTGGCACCCGAGAATGATATTGAAGTGTTAGGATTGACCGTAGCAGAAGCCAGAGTAGAGGTATGAACGGCAGTATTTGCGACGTAAGGTCTAAAGTCTACGCAGTCGCGCAGGTCGAATACCGAACCCTTCGTCGGCGAGGTGAAGCGCGGAATCTCAGCTGTAGTGATGGCGTCTGTGTTAGCGGCGCCGTTTACATCATCGATGGGATACGAACCGGCACTGAAGAATCCCTTACCAGCAGTATCTTCATGAGCAAAGTGATCCACACTGACCAGGATGAGGCTCCCGGCCGGCATCGCTGTGATGTTAGACTTCAGATAAGCTAGGTCGTAGTAAGCGTCGCGCTGGCCGTTGTCCAACGTAAACGAAGATACCGAGTCTACCACTGAGCTTGAATACGAGCCGGTGCTTACCCAGACGTGATTGATCTTTAGGGCGTCAGTTACGCCCAAGCACCACGGGCCGGTAGTGCCACCAGTATTATTTGCTGTATTGATCTTTACTAGAGTGTTACGCTTGATAGTCTTGTTGATAGGAACGGTAGACTGTCTCAGGATGTCATGATATACTGATACCGCGAAGCTGGTATTTGGCGTGGTGCCCAGTGTGACGTTAGCAGAAGTCGAGCTCACGATGGTAATCGATCGGCCGGTGCGATTCAACATAGAGATCGGCTGACCGGCCGGGAACATCAGTTGGTGATTAGCCGAAGCAGAATACGCCGGCGTGATCGCAGTATTGATCTGAAGAGATGTCGCATTGACGATAGACGTAATGACGGCGGTGTTATTAGTCGTAGAGTTAGATACTCTTAGAACATCGCCGACACGGTAGGTAGTAGTAAAGGTCGTGCTATTACCGGTAATCACATTACCAGAAGTAGTAACCGTTCCAGAGTTATTCGTGCTAAACCCGTTCTGATACGGGATGAGGATGAAAGTCTCCATCTGAGTCTGACTTAGAGTACCAACACCGTATGTGAAGATCTCAGAGCCTGTACCAGAAGCAGCGACGATTGGAATGTTTAGATTACCGGCGGTGTCAAAAGTAGAGTTAGCTCGATTGCGATACGTGAACGCAGAGTTGGTGATCGAGTTAGATTGAACTGCCTTCTGACCGAACGGGAATACCATCGTACTGATGGCGTTCTCTTCCAGCTTAGCAATGCTGGTATTGCTGGCGTAGTCGTATGTCAGGACGATATCCGTCATCGCCTTGACAGTTGAAGACGGGTAGTATACGACGCTCTTCGCCTGGCTAAAGTTATAACCGGCATTCATCTTGATGTTGAAGAGGTATACGATATACTGTGCATCTACTCCTGGAGTGCCAGTGAAATATTCGATGCCACGAATATAGGCGGTACCAATCTTCTTGCTCTGATAAGCAGTGTTAAGGAACGTGCCGTTAGTGATGGCGCTATACGCCACGGAGTGTAGTTCTACCTGAGCGATCGAATCTGTATTGAAGTCGCCTACAAACTGAGATCCGTATATGTAGTAGCCGAAGTTGGCCGACACGCGGGCGTCGAAACGCTCGGTATCCAGACCCTTTCTCAGATCTACCGCATTGCGATTCAGAAACTCTACTCTGTAACCCTTGGCATAAGCCAGACCGGGCGAAGAGATCAGGTTTAGATGTGTGGTATTTGCAGAAGTATTGGCCGTATCATTATTGGCTTTCTTAGTCTCTGTGGTCAGAAGAAACGGGTTGACCACGAAGTCGCCGTTGGTCTCGAATGTTCTCTTGGCCAGCTGAGTTCCTAGCGCCGAGTACTGCGGATCGTTCTTGATAGTGACCGGCTTACCGCCGCTGAAGTCGCAGAGCGAGAAGAACGGAGAAGTATTAGAGGTGTCATCAAAGGCGCGAATGATCAAGTCCGGCGTCAGCTTCAGACGATGAGCGCCCGGAGCTCCGTAGTTTGGAGCGCCCTGAGCGTTGTCGTATAGCTGCGTGTTAGAAGCCGGAGTCTCGATGTCTTCGATGACGCCGAATCCGACTGACACGTTGTTCGGCTGATTGCTATACGGTTCTACGATCGTCGTCTGCGTGGGAACACGAATGAAGTATCCTTTCTTGAATACCACACCCTCCGTGACCGTCATGGCATAGCCGTAACCGGCGCTATTAGCCACGGTGGCTACAGTCACATTACCCACTGCCACGTTTGCAGACGTGGTCAGGACGAGGTTATCGGCATTCGCGTATACAGACTGGCCGTTAGAACCCGAATTTAGATACTTGACATAAAGAGTGTTTAGATCTGGAGCCTGCGACTCGTATCCCTGCGTGGCATTTACTACCACTGCTTTCAGGTTATTTGAGTTGGTGACCGTCTTGCCTACCAGATCGGCGATGGTAAATGCAGATCCGTTAGAGTAGGTATCCTTGATCTTTACGTAGGCGTACTTGTTGTCGAACGAGAACGCGCAGCCCTCGATAACAGAGCCTTCCTTGTAGATGCTGCGACCGAACTTGTCGATCTGATCCTGAAGGATGCTCTGGACCTGATTCATCTCACGCGCCTGGACGGGTACTCCAGGACGATACAGGACGGCGTACTGATTGGCGTTAGCCGAGAAGTCGTCGAAGTAAGGTGATAGCGACAGGTCGGTATCTAGGGCCATTAGTTCCTCTAAAACTTAATGATGATATTTACTTTCTCACTAGAGGTATTTGACCTCTCGAAAGGCATAATATTCTCGATATATGTGGTCTGGCCGCTGTCTCTGACCAGCTCCGGATAGGTAATAGCACCCTCTAGGGTAGTCAGGCCGTTGGCTCCGGAGTTTGCGCCGACGATCTGATAAGACGTACTAGTCTCAAAGATATTATAGACATTATATAGGACCAGGGCAGAGTATACGCTGGTGACATTACCGATCGCTGTATTGGATCCATTATACAGGACGTCGCCCACTCCGATAGTACCATTTGCAGCAGTGCACTTGATATAGATGCCGTTGGAAGACAGCGCGATGGCCGTGCCACCCGTCGTGCTATGTAGATAGTCACCGGTATTTACATCGATAGCATTGGAAGACAACAGGATATCTCTGTCATTATTCCAAGTCATGACGGTACCGGTACCGTTCGAAGTCTGCTGTGTGACTACCTCGAACTGCTGAAATGTTCCGTTGTTGGATGTCAGGGGTATACGGCAGGTCTGTGTAAACTTATGACCAAAGTCTGTAGTTGCATCTACAGAGTCATTGGCGATACGAATCGTCACTACGTTGGCATAAGCATTCGTAGTAGCGTCTGACAAAATATCATTGGCATTGAAGTGACCCTTGATATTGCCTACTCTGATGCTATTGTTTGATACGATCTGAGTTATTGTGGCAGTGGCTCCCGATGTAACTTCAGATACGGCCTCGACGTTTGATAGCAGTCTAAAATAAGAGACGCTAGAATTCGTCATGCCTCCTACCTGCGTGGTCATGACGTTGGCCCTTGCGCCAGATCTTAAACCTATGATAGAAGTATTGGAGTTATTCACCGTGTTGGTAATGAACGGAAGCCCCAGCGCAGTATTTGAGAACGTGCTATTGCCGATTACATTCTTCAGCTCGATGAAGCCGGACGTGTTGTTCACGGTATTGGCATACACTACTATGCCCGCCACGCTGGTAGTATTCTGAAGTACTACTTCGCCCGGAATGAATGTACCAGTGCTGTTGCCGAGGTAGAGCTTTACTCTATCATAGCTATTCAGCGTAAGAGTAGCGTCTTCGAACGTAGGATCCTCGAGGATACCGACTCTTCTATACTTACCGGATACTGGATACTTGAAGCTCTCATTATCGCCGTTGGCGAATGTCACAGAGATTCCGACATACTTAGCGCCGAGTTCCATGTATGTATTGGCGCCATGACCGAGGACCGGGCTGATGGCGGCAGTAGCTGCTGCGCCAGATCCGTACTGATTATTTGATGTGATCGCGACATTGGCCGTGGTGTAACCGGTGCCATGATTGATCATGATGATGTCAGAGATCTCACGATCCGGATTATTTGTGCTGATGTCCACGTACGCATAAGCAAGTGCGCCGTTACCGTCGCCGCTGATGGTCACCTTCGGCGAGATGATGTATTCAGTCAGCATATTAGGTGTGACTGTCGTGCTTAGCACTGTGGCGTTACCTACGACCGTGCCCAGCGTGTTATTGATGTATAGCGGCAGGCCGACTTCGAACGTGCCGTACGGATCGCTTACGGTGATGTTCGGAAAATCCATCACGCTTGAGATGTAGGCAGAAGTATTTGAAGACTGGCCGGTGACGTAGTATCCCGCCTGAAACGTACCCGGTCCTTCGACAGAGGTCAACTCTAAAGCCGAGGCGTTAGAGAACGCCACGATCGCTTCGGCATCCTGATACGTACCGCCGATAGTATCATACATCTTCACCAGCTCGCCGGCTGAGAAACTGGCGCCGGCCGGAGTGGTGTTGGAGATAGAGATGTTTATGCCGTCAAGGTTGACATACGAGATCGTACCGTATCTGTTGACCGCGCCGACCGAAGTAGGAGTCGTCGCAGACGGCAGAGAATGATGCACAGTAGAAGTGATGGTATTGCCGATATATGTGGCCGACGTGGAATCGGTCGTGTTGGCGTCCAGGATAATGATCGTGCTATTAACAGACGTGATTCTTCTGAGAGGATTTGTCGTATTAATAGAAGTATTCGGACCCACGCTGATATAGTCGCCGACAGCATAGTCCGTGGTAAATGCGGTGCCAGTATTGGCGATGACGAAGTTATTGCCGGCGATGATGGTAACGTTGCCAGACTTGGTCACGAAACTCTGTGTGGTATTATAGACCGGTATGTTGGCGCTAAAAGCAGCCGAGGCATTGTTCTTAGAGATCGTGAAGTTAGAAGAGTTGGCAAACTTGATTATGCCCGTGGCACCGGTGCCCGGCTGGAACAGAGTGTCATTTAAGTTGAAGTAGCCCTTGTCATAGTAGTGGGCCATGCTCGTGGCGTTCTGTGAAGCTGTGTCTCCGACTTCGATAGTGCCCTGAGGATTGTCCAGATTCAGGTTGACATAGACGTCGAACGGCCGATCGACTCTTAGCGCGCGATCCAGTCCTCTATACTCTGCCACAGAACGGATCTGACCGGCTCCGCCACCAGATTTAAGATAGATCGAAGTACCAGTGTAGTAGTTATCTACCTGAGAAGAGTTGTTCGGCAGGAATACGACGTAGCCGTTATTGGCTACGCTCAGAAGAAAGTCTTCCTCGTAGATGTCGTAATTTGTGCCGGTATTAGATATCGTGATGTAGTCGATGGTGCCCGGAACGGCAAATGATTCTACGTCGTTGTTTACTGTGACGGGAATATAAGAGCTGGTAGTGAATTTAGTGTTGGCGGCAGTTTCCACTGTGTACATGTACTTCCATACGTAGCCGTCAGAAGTCTTAAAGGTTCCGGTAGTCGTGGTCAGTGACGGCTTGATGGTGGACTGCGCATTGGCATTATTATAGATGCACTTATATACCTGCCCGACGTCGTTCATCACATAGAAGTCTTTATCTATCAGATCCGCATCGTTCTGTGAGTACTGAGCGTAGACCGTGTTGCTGGTCCATTCGATCTTACGCAGCATGTAAGATACGTCGTTGTTGGTAATCAGCTTACCGTATATCATATCTCTATATAGAGATAGTTCTGTCTGCTCTACAGACGCGTTGGCAGTCGGCGGATCGTTGTCGTCTGTCCACGGATTTGGACGACCGACGAAGATGTAGTACGACTTACTCAGATCCTTGATGTTCTGAATAAAGCTGTCGATGTTGTCGATAGTCTGATTTACTGTTAGGACTGCCATTTCTCAACTCTGTTTTGAGATATTTATCACTAAGTTATGGAGAAGCTGACAGCATTTGCAGCCGCAGTTTCGACTTCTGACTTGAACCAATACGTGCCAAAAAGCGCGATACCGGATGGATGTACGAGGTCTCTGACAAATGTCTCGTAAGTGTTGATCATACGTGGCGCGATGATGTCATATGACTGCATCTGCCAGTACTTACTGTCTATGACATGCTGCGTATCACTCAGGAATCCGCTGCGGCTGGTAAACTCGCCGGCGCCTATGCCCTGAGAGTCTACCACGAGTCGACCACTGACTACAGTCTGGTTTTCTGTATTTGCAGAGACCAGATTGGCGGCATTCTTTGGCGAGTAGCCGAAGCCCGCATCGTAGACGTCTACAGCAGTCACCACGCCCTCGGCCTGACCGGCTTTAGCCAGTACGATGGCATTGAATCCCTTGTAGCCGTTACGATCGGGGATCTTAAGATCGTAGATATCCTGCTGCATGATACTGACCGTAGGATCGCTGGCATAGCCAGAACCGGGATTAATAGAAGTAAGATACGTTATGGTGCCGACTTCCAAGTCGTATACATCCAGAGCATTACTTATGGTCTGGTCTAGATTCTTTTTGGTCAGTGTCGGGGTACCGAATCCGGTCCAGTCGGTATTTCTGGTTACGGCTGTAACTGTAGCTATCGTGCCGTTTACTGTGTAGATATTAGTTCCTGGAATGAAGTAGCCAAAGTTATTTCCGGTGACTTGAATGCAGGTAGTATTGGCGGCAGCGATGGTGCCGTTTCCGTATGAATTCTGTACCGGCAACACGTTGATGACTGACACCACGCTGCTCGTGGTATTACTTATGAGTCTTACGCCACTGGTCAGATTTGCGTTTTGAACGCTGCTGCCATAGACGTATAGCATGCTGCCGTCTACGCGATAGGCTTTGAGGCTAGTGATACCTAGAGACGAATTAGACAGATTCTCGCCGTTGGCTAGGTTATTGTTAGTGATATAAGAGACGTCTATGGGTCTGAATACGTTTCCAGTAGTATTACTGCGTACTATGCCGCCGGTCTGCAGACTGAAAGCCGGTCCAGAAATGCCGGTATAATACACATTGCAGCCGACCGTCATATCATCTATCTGAACGCCAGTAAAACCAGTAATCTTATCTCTGTTCAGCGTAAAGATCTCGCGATCGGTCAGCCCGCCTACCTTAAATGTAGCACCAGTACCCCCACCCTTTACTCTGACGATGGTGTTTCCGTTAACATTGGTGTCGTAGTCTGTGAATAGAGAGTATGGATCTTGTAAGCTAATATTGGCCACAGATACCGTAGAATTGGTAGTCGTGGTGCCGATAGACATGATCGTCATGTACTGCGTACCGAGAGTGGAGTTGCCTACTCTCAGAGTATCTCCGACGGCCAGGTTAGCCAGGAGACCGTTGACGAACGTGTTCGTTATTGAATTGGCAGCAGTACCGTTAGAAGATGAGATGACGGTAGTATTCGAACCCACCGTGAACTTCATGTTGGTAGAAGTCCACACGCTGCTGCTCAAGTCGATATTCGAAGTAGCTCCGCCACCCGCTACATGAATAGTCGGATTTAATGAGAAGCCCGAACCGCCGTCTACAAGAGAGAAAGTCACCTTACCGTTCTCGTCTCGTACTGCGGCCACGCGGGCTTTTCCAGAAGCTCCGTCGGCGTCGACGTCTAGGATATCACCGACATTGAATCCAGAACCGCCGTTAGTGATTGCGATAGAAGACAGCGAGCCCAGAATGAACGGCGCATCCGCTATGGTTATAGCTAGAGAATAATTTGCTTTCTGTGTCGTAGATAGATTATCATACTCGTAGCGACCTATCGTATTTCCTGACGAGTCGACGTAGAGATCCGCGCACATGACGCGATCGCCGTAGTTAAATGTCCCGTACACTTCTGTCAGGACGAGTATGTTTAGAATCTCGTTATTGACGATCTTGGTGTAGTAGTTGTCGACTACGGCAGTACCACGACCGGAGCTGCTGGTGACTATGCGGCCGATTAGATCCGTCAGATAGACGCTATCTGATACCTCGATGTAGTTCGGCTTTACGAACTTGTTGCTGGAAAGCCTGAATAGGTCCTGGCCGGGAATGTATACCTGAATGTCTTCATTGAAGAGGATCCTGAATAGCAGCTCGTATGCTCTCTTCGTACCCTTCGACTTATACAGATCTAGTATGTGCTTGATAAGAAGGCGCTGATCTGCCATCGTGCTCTGCGGGATCGAGAGCATGTACTTGTTCTTAAAATACTTGACGAAGCTAGACAGCGTGGTATCGATATCGCCGTATTCATACAGGCTTCTGGCCTGATTGATCGGGTTGCCGGCCGATTCCATCCACTCGTAATACGCGCGGACGAACGCCATGAAGTTGGGTCCGTACTCTCTATAGAACTCCGGGAAGTGAGTCTGTACGAACGGCGATATGTATTTTTCGATGGTCATTATTCGCTTACGATGCTGATCGACAGGCCGGCGCCAGTATCAATCTCCAAGATATTGTTTCTAGAGCTATAGATGTCCTGATTGACCGGCGAAGCAAATATCTTCAGACCATTTGCAGGAGTAGAGTCATATGGCATCGCCCTGATAGAAACATATCCGGTGTTATAGTTTACGCTGCCGACTACAGAATAACTTACTGTTGAAGTATTTAGAGTCTGCTCTACGCGATAGATGTTTCCACTGGTATTAGTCACTCCACTGATATAGTCAGTAAAGATATATGACTTACTATTTGATGAAAACTTATTACTTAGAATAGAGCCCTGCTTAATGGCGTTGCCATGGAAGTCTGCTATCAACGGCGAGTTTGTATATGACTCCAGATCAGCAAACTTCCTGTACATATATGGAGTAGTTTCATTACTTATGATGCTGGTGTCAGCCAGGTTGATGCTGCTCATTAGATTCGACAGACGGAAATTGTATCCCAGTCTCATCAGGTAGTCTGTATTATACGTAGATATAGCATTGACCACGACAGTATTCATCTGCGCCGCAGTCAGCCCGGTCTGATTGAAATCTACGTGTACCTTCGAAGCTAGCGTCAGGTAGATATATTCAGGATCGATCAGGGTAGGCGTGATGCCGAGAATGGCTCTGGGCTGAAGGAACGCCAGAAGATCTGCTTTACGAATATCTGTCAGCGGATTACCGGAATACGTGCTGCACGAGATATAGACCTTTCCGTATTCTACGTCTCCGAACTGTGAGACCGTCTCGCCGCCGTAGGCGTTTATGCTCTCGATATCTGGGAAGTTGGCAGTAATAAGGTCGATGTAGTCTTGTGTGGTGACCGCTCGTTCCTGTGTCTGAAAATGACGAGGCGCGTTGTATCTAATGGATTCTATCGACTCTAGCGCCGCACCGTCTGCAGATGAAGAGACGGTAGTTACACTTAGCCCGGCAGTGACCTCGGTATTATTAATGGCTCCCAGATCATTTTCCGGAGCAAAAGTATCTACAGCATTGGCCAGCTCGCCGGAGCAAGAACGATACTCGGCCGTAATTACAGAGCCATTCAGCGGCTTACGACCACACACGTCGTCGCCAAAGGTGATCTGATATCTTCCGTCGATGTCGGTCTGTAAGAAGTAGACCGAAGAGTTGCCGGTCAGACCGAATAGACTATCTGCTCTTAGATACTCAGAAGTATTGGCGCCGTTGTTCTCTGAAACTACCACCATCAAACTATCGGTGTCGATGTTTGGATTTAATAGAGTAAACTTCTGCGTGACGTCGGAATAATCGATGACAAAGGCGTCTTGAGAATATGAACCCTCATAGATGTTTACATTAGCCGCCAGGAAAGTATTGTTTCCCGAAGTCAACGTGATGGTCTTATCCGTAGTAAACGTATAGTTGCCGTTGATATTTTTGCCGGTGAACGAAGTACCTTTGGGTACGGTAAGCACTACTGCATTGGTAGTAGGGATCGTTATATCTATCGTGGCGCGAGCCGAACGTCTTGATCTCGGGATATAGTTCAGCTCTTTGGCATGAGACACCACCGAAGAACGAAGCTGTGCAGAATCCAGGAACATCTCAGAAGCAGTCATGTTTAGATAGAATGCATTCTGGAAAGTATTATAAGCCAGCACGTCTAGGAGGACATTCATGTTCGAGCCCTCGTAGTCGTAGTCCTTGAAGGCCGACTGAGTGCTGAGAAATGCTTTTAGACTATTCTTTAAAGTATCGAAGTCCAGCGAGGCCAGACTTAAAGAAGCGTTTGCTGTTGCCATCTTATCTTACTCGCTGAAGGATTAGACTCACCGAAGTCGGTTCAGACTGATTTATGATATAGAAGAATATGTTCACTGTAAATTCATTTTGATCCGCATTGGGAATGACCTGTACCGTCAGATCGCTTGCCGATATACGAGGCTCATTCTGTTTTAGAGTATTTAGTATGTCTTTTTTCAGGTCATCTGCAGTGAAATTGGTAAACGGCTCGAATAGCATATGACTAACGTTGCCGCCTACGTCGGGCTGGAATGGTCTCTCGCCAAGGTTTGTCAGAACCAGATTACGCACAGACTGCTTTACGCTATTTTCGTTTCGTAGGCGGGCCAAGTCATTAGACAGCGGGCTCTTGTCAAACGAGGACAAGAAGTCGCTGAAGTATTCCTGTTGGAAGTCTAGTTGTGTTAAGTAGTCTATTCTTGCCATGGTTCCAGTATTTATGGGAGCTTCGGAATGATACTGCTAATCGTATTAGCCTGCGAGGTGATCGTATTAGCCTGAGTGATGATCGTATTCGCGGCGTTGGTGATGATGATATTACCATTGGTGCTGATAGCACCAGACGCATCCAGAGTAATAGACGAAGCCACTACCTTGTACTCGCCCGAGACCTGAAAATTACGATTGCCCAGAGTGAGCTCGGTCGAGTCTCCCTGGACAACGGCCGTGAGATTACGGCCCACCACCACTGCCATGTCCTGGCCGGCAGAAGCATATATGTTTTGATCT